GGCCGCGGCTGCGTCGTGCGGAAGGTGCCCTCGCCGATCTCCAATACATGACCCGACGCCGCCGCGGCCGCCATCGCAGCCGCGAGCGCCGGCCCGTCATCGGTCACGCCGTCGCCCGTCGCGCCGAAGTCGCGCGCGGTCAGGCGCTCGCCGAGCTTATCCTCCACGCTGCGCGGCACGCCGCCCGGAAACGGAACGCCAAGCTTGCCGGTATCGCGATCGAACAGGGCGATCCCGCCCGACCCATCGAAACCGAGCACGCGGTTCGCGCGCGCGCTGCGAGCGGGCAGCACCAGATTGCCTGCCTCGGTCGGCGGCAGGTGCACGGTGCCGGCGACATCGTCGGCCACCTGCTGGATCGCCGCGACCTGGTAGTCGAGCTCGTCATTCAGGTTGCGCGCACGCAAGATGCCGTTGTCCTGGAAATCCGTCGCGCGGGCGATCTTCAGCCGGCGGCGTAGCGTGATCTCGCTGCCCGCGGCAGGCGGTTCGGCGAAGGTGACGACGCCACCGTCGGACGACCCGGCGCCCGCGATGGTCGTCCCACCCGCCAGCACCGTGCCATCGACGCGGATCTCGAGATCCTCCTCCGCAAAGATCGGGAAGGGATAGGTGAAGTCGGCCAGCACGCCGTCCGCGACATACTGCACGCGCGGCGCGACATCGCCGATCGTGATGTGTTCGGCCATGGGTGGTCCTCGATGTCCAGGGGTGGGGTGCGGGCCGGTGCCGGACCTCGCACAGCCTCTCAGGCAAGCAGGTTGCGCACCGCGCCGCCGAGCGTCTGTCCGGCACGCAGATAGCTGTTGAAGCTGCCATCGGCGGCGAGCAGCGACCGGCGTCCGGCGGCGAGCCGCGCGCTCATCGTCGCGACATCAGCCGCCGCGTCCTTCGCCGCATCGGCGCGCAGACCGGTGGTCAACGCGGCGGCGGAGCCCTCATCGGGCGAAACGCCGCTTGCCGCCGCGCGGGCGCGCGCCGAGGCGATGGTGCGTGCCAGCTTGTCCTGCCGGTCGCGGTCATTGGCCGCGGCCTGCGCCGTGGCCTGTTCCTGCTGGGCGACCTGCTGCTGGCGCAGGTTCTCGGCCTGGGCGTTGTTCGTTGCTTTCTGCTGCTGGCCCTGGCGGACCTGGCCGTAGACGGCGAGGCCGGTGCCGGCCAGCGAGGCGATGGTAGCGAGCTGGGCCATCAGTCGGTGATCCTGATCTCGGTGGTGACGGAAAGCAGCGTCATGGGCAGGGGCGCATCGCCTGTGATGCGCCACAGCGGCTTCAGCCGGTCGCGCCGCCAGCCAAGGCCTCGCAGCGTGACGTCGCCGGTGAAGAAGGCCGGTGCCGCATCGAGCAATGCAGCATCCAGCCGCCGGAACGGCACGGGTTCCGCACCACGGCCGAGATCGACGGCCAGCGCCTTGGTCTCCAGCAGGCGGAAGGTCGCGGCGACCAGGCGCAGCGGCCCGATTGCGGCGCTGGTGGCGGCGATGATGTCGGGCGGCAGCGGCTCGATCTCGTGGCTGAAGGCTAGGCCGATCTGCACGGCATAGGCCGGCTCATCCAGCGTGACCTTGCCGCCCGAGACGAGCCCGGGCGCGCGCGGGGCGCCATCGGCCAGCACGCCGACCGCACGGCCTTCGAGATGCCCGAGGCCGAGCCATTCATCCTGCGGGCTCGACGCCGCGCCGGTCAGCGCGGCATCCAGCGCGAGGCCGTCCTCGAAGCGTTCCAGCGCGAAGGCGCCGGCGCGGTCGGTGACCAGCCAGACCGCGCCTTCGGATTCCGCCACGGCGCGAAAGGCGCCCTGGGTTTCCTGCCGCGTCCAGGCGGTCACTTGCTCGGCGCGATAGATCGTCAGCGTGCCGAGCGAACCATCCGCCATGACCATGTGCAGCAGCCGCGATCCCTGGTCATAGGCCATGGAGACGGGCGTCTCGACCAGATGCCGCGCCAGGATCGCGAGGTCGTTCGCCTGATAGGCCTGGCTGACGTCTGTATAGGCAAACTCATGCACGCTGCGCCCGCTGCGCGCGACGAAGATCGTCGACCCGTCCACATCGACCGGCGGCACCAGGCGATCGACCGGCGATCCCACGCGCGTCTGCCGGTTCAACTGAATGCTGCCCGGCGTCAGCGGATCGCCACTGACCATCCATTCGGCGCCCGAGGTGAAGACCTGCAGATGCCGGCCCGAGAACAGCCCGCGGATCGCATTCACCTGGTCCGACACCAGGCCGAACTCGATCGCCTCGTCGTCCAGGCCTGTGCCCATGTCGAAGTTGAACAGGTCGCCGGTGCGCGACAGCCACAGCCGATTGGGCGCATCGCGGGATCCGCCGATCACCAGGCGGTCCTGATGGAAGCAGCAGGTCACCGGCCAGCCACGCCCGCCGCTGAAGGCGTGCTCGTCCCAATCGACGGTCGCATCGGTCGAGGACAGCGTGTCGAGCACATCGGCGATCACGCGCGTGCTGGAATGCACAGAGGTGATCATCAGCCGCTTGCCGCCGATGCGCAGGAAGGCCCCGCCATGGTTGCCGTTGAATACCGCGGCGCTGGCATCGACCACGATGCTGCCCATCGTCGCACTCGGCGTCAGCGTCACATCGCCGGCGACGAAGCGCAGAAACGGCGTGACGGCGAAGCTCCAGCCCGCGATGGTCCAGCCGGACGCGGTGCGGGTCACGCGCTGGGGCACCATCTCCGAATGCACCAGCAGCAGCGTGTCGGCGTTCTGGGTGAAGCCGATCTGCGGCAGCATCGCCGTGTTCCACGGGCCGGCCAGCACGGCGATCTCGGCATCGCCCTGGAAGACGCGCAGCTCGCCGTCCGTCAGAACGACCAGGTAGATCTGCTCAGTGTTGAACTCGAAGGGGATCAGCCGCGCCGGTCCAGGCAGCGACGTGACGTGGCGCAGCCCGGCGCGTCGCGTCAGCCCGCCGGTCGGCTGGATGAAGACATTGCGCAGGCGCCGCGCACCGTTCTCGAAGGCGCTGATGTCGCCACGGCCGAGCAGCTCGGGCGCGAGCTCCCCCGCCGTGAAGTTCGTCTTGGCACGCTTGACGACAGCCATGGGTCAGCCCCGCACATCGATCAGCGGGAATGCCTCCAGCACGCGAACGCTCGCCTGCTGGCTGTCGGCCTGACGCGCGACGCGCAGCTCGGCCTCGGCCAGGCGATACAGCATCTCGGAGCGGGAGGCGTTCTCGGTCAGCGGGATGCAGAACTCGGCCGCCAGGCGCGCCACCAGCGCGGAGGCGAAGAAGGGCGGAAAGGCGCTCTCGTCCGGCCGGAAGACATAGGTCAGCGCAACCGCATCGGCATCGGTGAACAGCCGGTCCTCCTGCAAGCGATAGACGATGCCGCGCGCACGCCCGGCTGTGCCGGCGGACAAGGCGCGCAGGAACCCGGCGGGCAGCTGGAAGGCATGGGTGAAATCCGCGCGCGGCGTGGCAGCCAGGCGCGCCAGCGCGGCCTGTGCGGTCGCGAAGGACCAGGGATGCGCCGAGAGCAGCGCGTCGCGGATGCCGGGATAGAGGTTGGCAGCCACCTCGGCCTCGGCCGTGCCTTCATCGAGCGAGGCGACAGGCTGCGCGCCGATCTTCAACAGGGCGCGCGAGCACAGCGCGAGGGCGGAGAGCGCCATCGGGGATCCTCCTGGGACTGTCGGGAAGAAAAGAAAGGTCGGGGGAGGACACCTCCCCCGAATCCCCCTCCGTTTTCTGTCTGTTGGGGACTGACGTCGGAGGTCAGTCTCCAGGTGAGCAGAAAAAGGAGGGGGGTTGGGGGGAGTTCATCTCCCCCCAACCTTCACTCCTTGGCGCGCATGCGCACGACGCCGGTCGGGTCGATCATCACCGCGCCCTGCGACATCATGTTGTTCACGAAATGCGCGGCGCGATCGCCATGCCAGGTGATGTCGGTGACGACCTCGGAGGCCACCGCATGGCCGATCGCCGTCTTGTGGTAGAAGTAGCAGTAGCGCAGCACGCCCGCCTTGGTCAGGCCGGAATGCGGCATCCACAGCGCGCCGAGCCAGCGCTTCGCCTGCGTGCCCTTCCAGGGCAGCGCGTCGTCGCCGACATAATCGGCCCGCGCGAACTCGTCGATCTGCAGCAGCTCGGACCACTGCTTCCAGCCGACGACGGCGAAGCGGTTGCCGTCATCCGGCACATCGGCCGCGCCGAGCATCTCGAAGGCCATCAGCACCTTCTGCTTGGTCAGGCCGTCGGTGTCGGCGAGACCCGTGCCGACGCCGCTCGCCTCGGCCGTCGCGGTGTCGAGGGCGGCGACGATCAGCTCATCGGTCTTGCGGCCGAGCGCATAGGCGCCGGCATTGG